TGTTACTGTTGGTTGGCCTGTTGGTGTTCCTGTTGGTTGGCCTGTTGGTGTTCCTGTTGGTTGGCCTGTTGGTGTTCCTGTTGGTTGGCCTGTTGGTGTTCCTGTTGGTTGGCCTGTTGGTGTTCCTGTTGGTTGGCCTGAAGGTTGGCCTGAAGGTTGGCCTGTGGGTGTTCCTGTTGGATTATATAAACAATAAGACCACCCTTCATCCGAATATTTTCCAGGTGGGCATGTTCCACAAGCAGTTGAACCCGGTGAAGAATAAAAATTCGCTTCACATTCTTCACACCCATCGGAACCCTTATTCGGTTGAATAGTTCCTCCAGGACAAATTGTACAAGCAGTATGACCAATGTTTACCCCTGCATAATATCCAGGGTTACAGTCAATACACATACTTTGTCCTGGACTTGGTTGATATTTCCCAGGAAGACAATTGCTACATTGATAAGAACCAACCAATGCATACTTTCCAGGTGTACACGTAGTACAACTAGATGACCCAATATTCCCAGCAAATTTACCAGCAGGACAACTAAGACACGCACTTTTACCTGACACACTAATATATTTACCCATTGGGCAATTAGTGCATTGAGATAATCCTGTGGTAGGCGTATATTTTCCTGAAGGACATGATAAGCAATAAGAGAGTCCAATGTTTGCATTGTATTTGCCATAGGGACACTCTATACAATGGGTGCTACCTCCCACTGAATATCTTCCTCTAGCACATTGTAAACAGTTTGTCTGTCCATATGAATTTTGATATGTTCCCACAGGACAATATGAACATTGGTTATTTCCTTTCGTAGTTACATACCTACCAGGGGAACATCTTGTACACGAAGATTGACCTTGTTTGTCTTGATATTCTCCAACAGGACATAATATACAAGTATGTGTGCCTTGTGTAGAATACGAACCAGTTCCACAAGTAAGGCAACTGGACGAACCAATGGGAGCATATTTACCAGAAGGACACGTTCCACATCCACCTTGTCCTACTTGGGTGGATGATTTTCCCGAAGGACAACTACTACACATGGTATTTCCATTTCCTTTTGCATATTTGCCAACCGGGCAAGGTGAACATTGCGATTGCCCTGATTTACTTTGATAATACCCTTCCAAACATTCATCGCATAGTTGTGCTCCTGTGGTAGAAATGGTTCCTGATTTACACTGCAAACAACTAGATTGTCCTGTTTTAGATTGATAATATCCACTTCTACACGATTGACAACTTGCATATCCGGTTAATGCATACTTTCCTTGACTACAGGTAGAACATCCGCATCCTCCTGTTTTACTGTTATATTTCCCCGATGGACACTGAATACAACTAGATGCAACTGAACCTGAATATTTCCCTGTAGGACAACCCGAACACGCTCTTGATGCAGAACCTGAATAACGACCACAAGGGCAATTATAGCAAGATGGTTTGGATGTATATGGTTGATATTTTCCAGAAGGACAATTATAGCATCTGCTTCCTGAATAATATTTTCCTGCGGAGCAACCTATACACTGAGAAATGTCCCAAGAACCGCTATTCGATATTTTTCCCGAAGGGCATTTGGAACAAGAACAATAAAAACGTCCTCGTCTTCGGCACGAATTAGGGGCGCAATAATAATTCGACCGACAATATCCTTTACAATATCTGTTTGGATGACTATATACTGTCCCCAATGAAGATAAAAATAATAAGACGTAAAATATATTCATATTAGGTCTTATACACGAGTTGTTTTTATGTATATTTTAACACTTAGACAATATCAACGGAATGACACACGCTGCTCTATTTTTTCCAAAATTTCAGGATTATATACGAGTTTCCCAGTGGGTTTATAGTCTGAAATGTCGTTATATGATTTCTTTTCTTTTGGTTCTTCTTCCTCGTCCTGATTTTGTGTATTGAATAATCCATTATTCAAATCCTCCGTAAGGGAATCTACTTTCTCACTTTTACTGATAACATTTCCTTTTTCATCTAATACCACTCCGGTTTTTTTCTTAATTTCCGTTCGCACATAGGATGGAATCCAATGTTTCCAACTAATAAATAATGTATTTGGGTGTATATATCGCACGTGGAACCCGTTTTTTTCTAAATTTGCTACTAAATAACCAGTGCAATCTTTGTTGTTGTATATAGATTCCCCAAATATATATTCCGGTACATTGTAAAACATATGGGTCTCTTTTTTAATGGAACGAGAAACATGTTTTATTCGTTTGTGAATTCGATTCAATAGTTTGTTATATATACTCAATTGTTTTAAATCGTGTTGTTGTTGTTTTTCAAATAGATCATCAATATTCAGTTTTTGTTGACCCTCTTCTTCATCATGATACAAAAAGAAAGACATTATTTATAATATAGTAGAAAAAACATACAAAATTTTATCGTATTGTATGTTAATGGACTGTTCCACAAATGAAATTAAAAAAGAATCCCCTGTCATTAAACATATTGTGTGTTCAGGTGGAGGAATAGCAGGATTACAATATTTTGGTATTTTACAAGAATCATGTAAACAAGGATTATGGTGTATAGAAGATATACAGACCTATTATGCAACCTCTGCAGGAACTTTATTGGGTATTTTTTTGTTATTGCGATATGACTGGAAAGAAGTAGAAGTATATCTTGTAAAACGTCCATGGTATAAATTATTTCCGTTTGGAATAAAAAGCATTATTGGAAGCATTTCACAAAAAGGTATGTTTTCTCAAGATAGTATTAAAAAATTGGTCATGCCTTTTTTATTGGCAAAGGATTTGTCAGAAGATATTACCATGAAAGAATTTTATGAATTAACCAAGATAGAGTTTCATTGTTTTACAACCAATGTGCATACGTATCAGTGTGTAGATATTTCTTATAAAACACATCCGGATTGGAAATTAATAGACGTCGTATATAGTTCTTGTGCGATGCCTATTGTATTTGAACCATTGCTGATTGACAATCAATATTATGCAGATGGATGTTTAATTTCTAATTTTCCGTTGGCACAATGTATTAACAATGGGGCATTACCAGAAGAAATCTTGGGTATTTCTTGTACGGGAGAAAAAACAAATAAAGATAGTCTAGAAAATGACACGTTATTGGATTATCTTGGACTGTTGATTGGTAAAATGGCAGAGAAAAGCCTGATCAAATCCAATGATGAAATCGCTTATTATTTTGAAGTTGCCTTTTCCCATAGTTATCCTTATCTCTTATATGAAGCCGTGAAACAAGAGGAAGAAAAACAAAAATTTATTCAAAAAGGCGAAAATATTGTTTCGAATTACATGTCATCCCCCAATACAAATGAATAAATATGTTGTGTTGTTATCTATTCATTTTTTTAATCATGTAAAACGGTTTCTACAAAATGTTCCAAATTCTTACTAGTAACCTTGGCATCAAATGTGATTGTATCATTGTTCTTTACCATCTTAACCGTGGGAAACGATTCAACGTTGTATTTGTTCAAATAATTAGCAACTTTACTATCCTCTTCCGTACAATCTACATCTACGCATTTCACTTTGTAACCATTTATTTCTTTGTTATCATATTGCTGTTTAAAGGAACTCCATTCAGGTAAGGCGGTTTTGCAATGAGGACACCAATCTACATGAAATAAATAGACAATAATTTCCACATTACGTCTGTTTGCATTTGCAACGTCTTTAAACACGGTTTGCTTCTTTTTAAAATATTGGTTATATCCATAAATACCGACAAGTAAAAATAACACAAACATTACAATTAACAAAATAGTGTATTGATATGGTCTGAATACACGCTTTACTACTTCTACTACGCCTGCCATTATATACATAAGTACATATTTTATATTATTGAAATGAGCGTAATGTTTTGTATCTAGTTTTTTATCAAACTATTATAATGAAACAGAATACAACACAAAAAAGAAATAAACAAAAGAATAACAAAAGTTATCGTCGTAAATTTAGTAAAGAACACTATGAAAGTGGAAATGGAATGATGACTTCCATCTGGGGTCCTGGATTATGGCATTCGCTTCATACTATTAGTTTCAATTATCCAGTCTTACCTACTAAACAACAAAAGAAGCAATATTATGATTTCTTTTTGTCGTTACAACATGTTATTCCTTGTGGAAAATGTAGAGACAACTTTAAGACAAACTTGAAGGATGTGCCTTTCTCAATGAGTGTTATGGAAAGTCGATATACTTTTTCTAAATATGTGTATGATTTTCACGAGCATATCAATAAAATGCTGAATAAGAAATCTGGTTTAACTTATGAAATGGTAAGGGACCGATATGAAATGTTCAGAGCAAGATGTAATAATGATAAAACAACAGAAATAGGATGTGTCCACCCATTTTCAGGCATCAAAACAAAATGTATATTAAGGGTCATTCCTCAGGATGATAATATTGTCTCCTTGGATATTGATAATAAGTGTTTTTCATCACAGATTTAGGGCGTTAGTTGATTATATACTCGGAAATATATAATCAAAATATATACATTAATGAAATTAAAATCATCAGAAGTAGAAGATACAACTATAATCAATAAAGAAGAATACGAAAAAAAAGAACAAGAATTAAAGGGATTGAATTCTTTGGAACCTCCTTCTGAACCTGAGTCTTCTATTCCTTTCTGGGGACAAGACCCTAATATATTATTTCATCAGGCATTTCTGTATGAACTTTTTCCCGCCGACTATATGTCCTATAATCAAAAATTAAATGCTCTTACGAGAAGTGTTCTGTTGTTAACTATTATTAGTATCATGGTCTCGGGGTTTGAACGTACATTTATGGTTTCTCTAATAACGATTGGTGCTATTTACGCAATGCACTACTATCACAAAGAACAAAGTAAAAAAGAGGCGTTTGTTAATCCTGTTAAAGATTTATTGAAAGATGCTTCTGATACTCTTAAACCCGAAGTATTTGACCAACCAGATACCAGCAATCCATTTAGCAATGTTCTTATGAATGATTATGATTATAACCCCAATAAAAAACCAGCACCTCCTGCATTTAACAAAAACGTAAATAACGAAATTGTATCAACCACTAAAAAAATGGTACAAGAAATTAATCCAGATCAACCTAATATAGACCAGCGTTTGTTTAAGGATTTAGGAGAAGAAATGTCTTTTGAACAATCTTTACGTCCTTTTCATTCCACCCCGAACACAACTATTCCAAATGACCAAAAAGCATTTACTGAATTTTGTTATGGAAGTATGGTTTCTTGTAAAGAAGGTAATCCCTTTGCGTGTGCCCGCAATTTAACACGCCATACGAATTACTAAGTGTATTTATTTTTGATAAAAAATACATAATTATCAAAAATCCTTCTCTGCCTATAATATAAAAGGTATGTCTTCTTCTCATTCTTATTTGTTCCATAATAGTGATCGTATTGGTTCTGATAAAACCGACCAAACTCAAAATACTATTCATAATACACGCTTTGCGAACCACATGCTAGCCGATTATTTTAGTGAAAACACTACCCACCAACACGTAGATTTTGCGGTAAAACAGCCTGCAATGACTTTCAATGGTGTTTCACACGGCGCTGGTGTTTCTGCTTCTAATGTTCACCACGAGTCTAACTTGTTACTTAAGGCCGAACAAACTAATCCAGCTGAACGCCTTCAGCTATTCACTCGTCCCTTTGTGACTGTTCCTTATTTAGGTAGAGGCAGCGCCAATACCGATCTAGAATCCGAACTACTATTCGGTGAACCTGTTCACGAAAAAAAGAGCGTTTCGACCATCATGGACAAATCGTTTGCCAACTATGCACTACAACCATCTGATAGTGAGATGGAGTCTCGCGTAAAAGATGCTTCTTACACCGTGGAAGAGGCTGCTCTAGATGGCTGGGTTCGTGGCGGTGCTGCGTCCCGCAAGATGGACAAGGAAGAAATAAAAAAGCAATCCCATAACCTTATGTAAGTGTGTAATGGATTATTTTGAATAATAGGTAACTAACACCTTACCTATTATTTCTTATTGTATAGTGCCATAAAAATAGATGGTTAAAATACAATTTAAAGTTGTTTGAATTGAACTATGCACCAGATAATGAATAATGATTTATTTGAAAAGAATTATACTAGAATTGTTGAACCATTATATGGAGATAAACGAGATAATGAACAAGATGAGGTATTAACTAATAATGTTTTACATACTCATTCTTATTCCATTGACACTACTAACCGTGTAGATATGACAAAATATGATACATATAGCATAGACCCTATTGGTTGTAAAGATGCAGACGATGCCTTTTCCATCTATTATGAAAATAATAAATTATTTTTGGCAATACATATTGCAGATCCAACAGAATATATAGATATAAAGTCTGAGTTATGGAAAGATATTGTAAATAGAACAACAACCAAATATCCATCAAACCGCCCTCCTATTCATATGATGCCCCCAAAAGTTTTAGAATTGTCTAGTTTACAAGGTTCTTGGGTTGGTAATACAAAAAATGCAATTACCGTATTATCCGAAATTAATACCACTACCTATGAACCTATAAATGAAATCAAATTATTGTTTACTACTATATTTGTGAAAAAAGAAAATGCGTTTAGTTACAATACGGCTGCCCTTGTTTGTGATAATATTTATCCATTTCATACTGGATTAAAAATAAGTGAACAATTCAAGAAGAAACGTTCTTTCCAAACAAAAGGGACAAAACTAAACGAATTATCTACTGCCTATCCTATTTACGAAACCAACCATGTTTATTTATACGAAGATACACCAAAAGAACGATTGATGAAACAAATGATTGCCGAATTTGCAATTTTTGCAAACTCTTTTGTTGGAGAATATTTGAAAATAAATTTAAATACAGGTATATTCAGAACTTGTGTTGCAAATGAATGGTTACAAACTATTTATAACGAGATTTCTGGCGAAGAATTATTACAAGAGATTATAACCAATGGTATTCGTGCGGATTATATGTCAAGTGTAGAATCTCATGATTTGGTTGGAATGCCCGAATATTGTCATTTTACATCTCCTATTCGTCGTTTGTCTGATTGTATTTGTCATTATTTATTAAAATATATTTATTTCAAGCATAACAATAAACAATATTCCATTCCTTTTTCTGAAATAGAATTAGACAAACTAGCAACCAAGTGTATGAATGTAACAAGGATGGAAAAAAAGAATCAATACTTGGATATCAAATTTCGTTTACTACAGGTTATGGATAATATGATTGCAACATATAACACTATTAAAATTGGATATTATATCACTAGTTATAGTGGATTGTTTTTGAATATTATTATTTGTAATATAAACCAATTTCATGTTCATTTCTCATACAGATTACGGGTTCGTAATTATTCAAAACAAGTAAATCCGAAAGAAATTCATTATTTGACTATTTCGCGTGTAAGTTGTTTTATTGATTATGATGAACATACTATACCTGAATTAGATAAACATGTTCTAGAATAAAAATATAATAGGTAACATTATATTTTTTGCTTTTGTTTAGTGATGTGTGTGTTTTTCTGTTTTTTTGTTTTTCTGTTTTTCTATCAATTGATGAATATTATTGTTTGTTTCTTTTTTGTTTTTGTTAGTTCTATTTTTTGTTATTCATTTTTGAACTATTTACATGACAGGATAACTTCCTTGCATTAGAACACCACATTGCCCGCTTCCACTGTTAAACTCTGATCCACGACCAATGTAAATATATCCATTATCACCCCAAGTAGTTCCCCAAGAATTCTTAATTCTGTAATAATCCATTCCATCCTTTACACCGTATCCAACTAGCAATACACCATGATCTAGCTTGGTTCCACATTCACCAGTAAATACACCAGACTTGTATAGCTGGAAATCCTTCTGGTCCGCCTGAATAGCAACGGATATGGGCTGGTTAGACAGCGCGTTCATCATCGCATTATCAGACATTTTAGGAACATCTTGATATCCACTAATATCACTGTTGGCAACGTTCTTGCAAGACTTGTCACAAGTTCCAGATGTTCTTGTTGTTCCGGAAGAATAAGAATAGTCCTCTTCGCTACATAGACCATCGTTCTTCTTAATCCAACTGAACGCATTGTCCATCAATCCACCATTACAACCGTGGTCCTTACCACCATTCTTCAATGTGTCACAATCTACTAGTTCCTGCTCCGAGAAAGAAACCAACTTTCCATACTTCAGGAAGTAAGCCCCTTCAAGAGCACCCGTAGTAGAGAAACTCCAACAAGAACCGCACTGACCCTGATTCTTTACGGGGGTTACTGCTCCCTTTGCAACCCAATCTACACTGTCTGGTGCTCTAGGGTCAACAACCTCGTCAAGATAAACATCCAGACAACTAATTACACACTTAAGCGTATCTAGATTCTTTACATTCTTGTGATTACGAGCACAACCTGTCAAACACTTTACCTCATCTACCTTGTCCTTCCAATTAGCAGTCAATCGGAAACCCAAATCTTTGTTCAGTATATTGGAATACTCAATATCACTTAGACCAGAAAATTGGTTATGGGCTAGAGTGTATGTTCTGTTGTCATTGTTTACACTCTCAATATACTTGTCATTTACAAGCCAGTTATTAAACATACGATTATAATGATCATTATTTACCACATTTACATTGAACTCTTCCAGCCATCCCTTGAATCTGTTGGACAAACCCAAATCATCAGCCTTAATCATACCAAAACATAGTGCTACGAGAAGAACACGAATAGGAAACATTGTATACGATAGATAGTGTGATTTCTCTATATTATTTCTATTATGTAATTTACGATAAAATCACTGTAAAATGTATCTTCACAGTATATAAGAATACAATGGATATACCACTTTCTCAAATTTTTCGTGTCATAGAAAAAGGGTATCAACTAACAGAAGATGGCATTTATGAAGAAAAAATTGTCCGTATTATTGTTTTCAAAGGAAATATGTCTGACAAAAATGTAGATGAGAAAATATTATTTGATGGTTTAGACATAACAAATGTAGATATTGTTTATGTCTCGGAATATATTCATCCTGATGATACAATAGAAGTAATTAAACATAAATTGAATGTGCACGGATTCAATTCGGAACGATTATTAGACGAGTTTTATTTGTTTTCTTTTCAACAACGAACTATTGAACTTGCTCATATATATAAAAATTTAACGGAAAAGAGCATGTATGTGTCAAAAAATGATATGTCCGCTTTATTAAATAATTGGACGAATAACAATTCAGACGATGATGTATTGGTGCGTTTTGCAGAAAACGATAAACAAGAATATTCATTCGATGATTGGGTTTCTATATTTAATGGTTACCAGTATACAACCCATTATTATGCACCTATTGGTGTTGAATTCACAACATCCTATGATCACCGTTTTACAGGCAATCCATTTCGCATTTCTTCTTCGGTAAAGATGTTTCAACCATCCAATGTAAATGAACTTTATACCTATAATACATCGTTATTGTTTAATTATGGTAAATTCACTGAGTTTGAATATAATGAAAACCCCAATTTTTTATGTAATACCATTTATTTTTGTGTTGCTGATAACTTTTTAATGAAGTATAATGAAACAGGATTATTGAGTGATTTAAATCAACATAGTCTTATTAATTTGTATTTTCCAGGTTTGAAAGAAAAAGAAATATTTAATTTGATTTCTTTACAAGAACAACGTGCTGCACATTTGAAAGAATATACGAAAAAGATGGTTCCTTATCTTACCAATCAATCTGTTGTGAGTAAACAACTATACTCGTTACACAATAGTGTTTCATCCAAAACTACAATGCCTTTTCTTGATTGTGGATTAACACGATATCATTTCGAAATACAATCGTATTATACCAATAGTCTACCGTTAGAAATCATTTTTAAACAACTTCATGCTCATTCAAAACTGCCTTTTATCAAATATAATCCAGGACAACGTCATGAAAATCAGTATCGTTTGTTTTCCGATAAGTTATCTACTTCTGGTAGTAAATTACCTTCCTTGAAGAAGAGTGATATTTTGCGATATACCAAAGAAGTCA